GGATCGGCGGCGGCCTCCTCGATCGCCTCGCCGATGCATTCCACATCGCAACCGCCGCAACAGGCATCGAGCCCGGAAAGATGTAAGCCCAAAATGCCATAGACCTCGATCACGGCGACGGAGTCGGAAGGTTCGGCTGCAACCACAGGCGGGGGCGAGGCCGGCGGTCCGGGCGGCACCGGAATCATGTCGGCCGATCGCCGGACATTTGACCCGCGCAAATGCGCACCCAAGGCGTCGAAAATCGCTTGTAGAGCGGCGGGCTCGATCGCCCATTTGGCGCTGCGCAAGGCAGCGAGAATGCGGGGGTATTTCATCAGGCTTGATTCGGGTTTTGTTCAGGAATTCCGGAAGTGGCCGTGATGCTCGGCTGATCGCCGGGCAAATCCAAGCGGCCGAGCTGTTCCACCGGAACGCCCTCTTCATTCGCAATCCGCTCTTTTAATTTCAGCGTCCGGGCACGGGTCCGATAGAAGGCCTCTGGGGTCATGCCATAGAGCCGGCGGATGACTTGGTCTTCACTTTCGATTCCTGCGCGCAAGGCCTCGATGTCGGAGCGAACCGAGCGAGCGGGATCGACCGTAAACTCGATCGGCTGCGTAAAATCCCATTTTAGGAAATCATCGTTCGCCGGCAGGTCGCCGCGCTGAATCAATTTTGAAATCTGATAAACGGTCGCGCGGATGGCATAGGACTTGAGGTCCTTCCAGCGGGCGAGGATCGCCGTATTGATATTGTCCTGAAACCCGCGGACGGCGCCGCCATTCAAGAGCGAAAGGTCCATCATCTCGCTCCGCCATTCCATGCCAAAAAAAGCGCCGGCGATGATAGCGCGGTCAAACTTCTGCCAGCCGTCGGACGGCCGATTGGATTCGTGGGCTTTAACGTCGCCGGAATTTTTAACGTAACGAATGAGCCCCTTTTCGATGACATCGATCACCGTTCCGTTCTGCGTCGTTCGCACCGGGCGAGGATTCATCAAATCCTGAATCGCCGGACGCTTGCCGGTTTCATTGGACTCGACTAGGGTAAGCCGCGAATTGATCACTTGAGCCGATTTTTCCGCATCGCGGGTGTCCTTCACATCGTACCAATCGAGGACGGAATAAGCGATCGTCGGGAATGGACGGCCTTCTGAAAAATACGAAGGATTGGCCACGTGTACCATGTCGCGCGCCGAAATGTACTGATCGTCGTCGGGTAGTTCGCCCAAAACGAGAAAAGCAATCTCGGCTCCGGCATCGTTATAAACGATGCCATTTGCCTGGCGGGCGCCATCGTAAGTATTCGATCCTTTGACCGTGCCGCCTTCGACCCGGTCGCCGTAAGAGCGCTGGCCGATTCGGTGGCCCTCGAGGCATTGAAATTGCGGGAAGCCGTCCTTGGTGGAGGTTAGGAGGAAAAACCAGTCGCCGTCCGTGTCCCATAGCCGGCACCCGAGTTCGAAAATTTTGGAAAACGGAAACCGCGGGCCGCGAACATCGCAGATTTTATTGGCTTCGGCCAAGAGCGATTCCGCCTTCTTGCCCCACTCTTCATTTTTTCCAACGTAGTGCGGCTGCCAGCCAGAGGCTGAAACGTACTGCGATTTCTGGACAACGCCGCCGCGGACCAATGGGAATGAAGTCGCGATCCAGCGGGCATCCGCGACCATCATTCGGTGTTTATAGCGCGGCAAGAGCCGCACCATGTCCTGCGCCAAATCCGGCCGCGGGATCCGGATTTGCTGATCCTGCGTCCCGAGATAGGAGGACTGATAGCCGTTGAGTCCGCCGAAGGCGGATTCATAAGGCCGGCCAAAGCCGTCTAGAATCGTTGACGGCATGGGAATAAATCGAGCGGCGAAAATGGTCGGGCGACCGCCCGATCAGATTGTACGGGGAAATTGTAGGTATCGGGATCGAGGTAGGTCAAAGCCACCTGAAGATTGTCCTGCCATTCATCGAGCGTCCCGTCTTTGCGATCGCCGAAGGTGAATGTTTGCCCATTGACGGTGGCACCGGCGAGGCGCGTCCCGGCCTGCTGACGCGCTGCTTTATAGCGCGCAAGTTCGACATTCAGCTCAGCGAGCGTGAACCCGAAATAGGGACCCGTGGGAACGATAGCATCGGCCATGAATGGCGGCTTGGCGGCCGCCAATTCATTGGCTAATGTCAAGTCAGGCGGCCTTCGCTTCGGGCGGAGCCTCCAAGCTCTCGGCCCCGGTTAAATTCGCCATGGAGGCGATCACGATTCCCATCGCCTCGCAGTCATCGGCGTGATCGTCTTTTTGGCCGTGCCAAACGAAATGGTGGCTTCCGTCGGGATTGTCGACCCGCTTGCGAAAGTGCGCGTTAATCTGCTTCAAATACCAATCGGGCACGTCATCGGCGTGCGTCCAAAGCGGCGTCCCGTCCGGGGCAACCGATTCCGGTGAGCGCAAGACGTGGAGGCGATTGAGCGCGGAATTTTTTGAAAACAGAATTTCCACGACGTAGCCGCCGGTGTTCTGGCCTTGGTGAATCGTGCCGGTGAAAGCATCGATGACTTTCGGCTCATCGAAGATTCGGCGGATGCCGTCGGCGTGCTGATAATCCCGCATATTTCGGTCGCCCATCATGGTCCGCCAACCCATGCGGGCGGCGATCGTTCGCACGCGCTGCGTATCATAGCGCGTGTCGATAAAGGCGCGTTCGGGTGGCACCCCGTGCGCCAGTAGATGCTGACTAATTTCCGAAGGGGAAAGACAGCGGGCCGTGAAACGGAGCCTACTTTGGGAAAACCTTCCCCAGCTGCGAATGACGAGCCAGAAGTGATCGATCTGGGCGTCGATCTTGGCAAAGCGGAAGGGCTTGCCATTCTCATCAAGGAGCTCGTTGGCCCAAGCGTCGCCCATTTTGTAGCCACCAAAGAACTGCTTTTGCTCGAGCGGACGCAGATATTGATCGGAATTCCATGTGCTGGCGTCTTCCTGGCGGATTAAGTTTTCCATGGCCGTCAAATCACCGCGCTTGCGCCCGAGGTCGGCCAAGACCATCTGTAGCGCAATTGCGGCCCACGGCTTTAAGGCCACGGCGCCGCACTGCCAGCCGAAGGTGCGCGGCGCCTTCGATGGCTTGGGATTTTGGCTAAAATAAGCGCCGTGCGGCTTATCGACCGTCCCGTTGAATTCCTTACGATTGGCCGGCGTGTCGCGGAAAGTTTCTTTGCAATGCGGGCATTGGTAGCGGACGGAATCCGCGATGGCGCTCTTGTCCGGCTTGCCTTCGGCTGTTAAAACCGTGTCGAACATCAAACCGCCGGTGATTTCTCCCGTTGTCGGGTTTTTATGGGTACGGCGTGGCTCAAAATAGTTCTGACACTTGGGACAGCGGCAATGCCAGATTGCTTGGTCGGAATCTTCCCAAATCTGATCGGCCTCCGTGCCGTGAATCGTACCGGCGGTCATCAGAATTTCCCGCCAAGTCTGCGGCTCGTCGAAGGAGCTTCGGCGTTTGGAAATTTCGGAAATCCAGCCGGGATCATAGGTCCATAATTCATCGAGATAAAGATCGCGAATCGTTTTGGACTGGCGGTTCTGCTGCACTTTAGCCGAGAGTAAAAGAAAGGTGTAGCCTCCGGGATAGACGTAACGAGTTCGAGCGCGCTTGTTGGAATCGGTCGATAAGATAGGCTGGAGGACCGGAATCGCGTCGAATAGCGGATTAAATTTCTCGTCGGCAAAATCATCGATCGCCTTTTCCGGATGCGAATACCATGCGGCCGATCCAGGCGCCACGAGGGCGGAGCGCATGGCGGAGAGTTGGCCGATCAAGGTTTTAAAAACCTGATTCGTGGCGCGAATAATAAACCGGGCACCGCGCTTTTGGTCGATGGCGTCCATGATCGGTTTCACCATCGGCAAATCGAGGGTTTCTCCGATCGCGGGTATTTGCCCGACGTACTTCCGGGCGAAGGCGTAGGTGGATTTGCGCCGCAAGATCATCTTAGGCGGCGGCGAATAACGGGCCAACGCATTCGGCAATCCGGGCGCGGGCGATCACGGCATAAGCCGCCTCGCGCTCGATGCCGATAAAGCGGAAGTTTTCTAAAATTGCGGCGCGGCCGGTGCTGCCGCTCCCGGTAAAGGGATCGATTACGATTCCACCGGGGGGGGTAATCAGGCGGCAGAGCCAGCGCATAAGCTCAGTCGGCTTTACGGTGGGGTGAATATTTTTCCGCGGCGTTTTTCCGCGAAGATAAGGATTGTCGATCGGGGTTTCGCGGCCGTCGGTAGTGACTTCTTCCCCGCGGTCTTCAAGACCGGCATCGCGGTCTTTCTGAGTCGCTTTCGCGCAATAGAAAAACCGCGCGGCAGATCCGCAATCTTTGCGCGCGATGAATTCGCGCGCGGGCGGCATGTCGACAAAAACACCTTGAGAAATTCGGTCGGTGGTCTGCGGCTTGAGATCGGCGCATTGACCTTTAGATTCCGGAAAGAGCTCGGTGACCTTCGCAGATCCATCGTGACAAAGATTCGCCGGCCATCGGGATTTCGGATTATCCACTAGCGGCGCCTTGGCCGTGGAATCGGTTGCACAAATTCCGCCGCGCGGGGATTCAAATTTTTTGCCGGCTTCGGCCAGACGGCAGCCATCGATATTTAATGCGCCGGTGTGATACTTGGCCACGTTGGCCGCAACCGTTCCTTCGATGGGTTTGCGGCCCAAGACAATCGGTTCCCATCCCGGCTTTAGCGCCGTGCCCCAACCATTCCATTCGCCTGATAGATTATGCGATTTTGGAAATCCCGATCCGAATACCCAGGCTAACTGATCGCGGATTTCAAAACCGGCATCCTCGACTCCGGTCGCCATCCGGTGATAAGTGCGGCAACTGGCGAACGAGACGAGATGGCCACCCGGCTTTAAAATCCGGAAAATTTCTTCCGCCCAAGCGGCAGTCCACTCCTGAAATTCTCTGTTTGCCGAAGATGAGCGGTTATATTTTCCGGCCTCTGCGGCGATTGAGCGATGCCCGCCTGTGTCTCCCTGTTTTTTATCCGGATCTGTTGAATAGCCGAATCTATCGGATGCGCGTTTGGCGATATCAGGACCGTCCCAAGTCTGACCCATGAATCGAATGCCATAGGGTGGATCTGTAACACACGCGTCAACACTGGCCGAAGGAATCGTTTTCAATACCTCAAAGGCATCGCCTTCGTGGATTTCAAAATGACTGTTCATCAGATTCCCTCTCCTTCTGAAAATTCCGGCGGCTTAATTTTTTCCAGTTCGGCCGTGGCCAACGCTCGCCCGTTTTCCAAATAGTCATCGATTGTCTCGATTATCTTTTCCACGAACCAGCCAGGTAGCGCGTTGCGAGCCGCAGTCGCCGCGGAATAAATCATCGGTTCAAAAAACCGTCGGCTCAACAGAACGGGCTCCAAGACCGCGCGAGCCTCTTCCGCGAACGAAAGATTCAAAAGGTGTGGCGTCACGCGGTCGAGCGCCAGGTCGATTGACCTCATCGACCAAAAGGCCTGCGCAGCCACGATTGCCTCGTGCGTTTCGCGCGGCATCAGTTCGCCCGATTCGATGCCCAGCTTGTCGGCCGCGAGCTTGTTATAGCGAATCGCCTTTTCGTACTTAATGACGAGATCGGAAAAATTCCGAATCGCGGTCTCGTCGTTCAGGCGATTCGCCTTTTTCAGTTTGAACGCATAATAATTCCGGAGCCGCTCGAGGGATTGGAGTTGCGCCTGCGAATCCGAGTCTTCCGGTGCCGCTGCCTCA